AGATGAGTTCAACTCAATTTGGCGTACATTTACTCTTGCTCGTACAGGTTTTCCAATTAACATTATTCGTGACTCAACTCTTCGTACATGGGGAGATGGGGTTATACTTTACTCATTAATGAATCTGTCAAAAGATGGCGTTGATGCGATGCTTGGCGCTCCAGCAAAGATTTCAGAAATGCGTCAATGGTCTAGTAAAATTACAAACCGCGAAAGCAATTTAGCAAAGATTCGTAATGACATTAAGTTATATGATAACTCAATTAAAGACGCAGAACGCGGACTTAAGAGTTTTAAGTATGACCCACTTAAGCCACCTAAAGAAATGCCAGATGACTTAGTTCGCACACTTGCTTACTTAGCGGAATCTAAGGCTATGGCTGCTGAACTACGTCGTCAAGAGAATGCTATTGTTCAAAACATTCCTTCTAAAGTAGTTGGTCCAGATAAGATTAGCATTGAGGGATATGATTTCCCAGCGGCTCTTTCAGGACGCTTTGGTGAAATGGCTATGAATAAACTTAAAGGCAAAGATGATATCCGTGCATTAACAGCATCTGTGCGTCAACTTGAAATGGCTGCGGTTCGCCGTGACCGTGATGGTGGATATGCAATTAAGGCTATAGACAATGAAGATATCCATCTTCGTTCATGGAATGGTTTATTAAATAATATACTTCGTAACGATGAAGTAAGCCGTAAAATTATGGAACTTCGTCTTAAAGGTGTAGATAGCGCTAAGATTGAAACCGAAGTTGCAACTTGGATTCGTAGCAGTGGTTCTAAGGACCTCTTTGAACGTTTTGGCTATGATGCTGATTTTAGAACACAGATGAAGGTAGCCGATGCAAAGGTTATCTATCAGAGGGCTAATGCAGCAATCAATCAGTTTGCTCCAGATATCAGATTACAAAAGATGATTATGGAAGATAAAGTCAATATTGTTGAGTTAAAAAAGATGTTTCCAGACATTACCACTCGCCCAGATGTAATCTCTGATTTAGCACTTGACCTAACTGGTCAAAGCAATATTGTTCGCTCATTTTCAGATTTATCTAAAAGAGCGGTAGCATCACTGGCTACTTGGGCTCCATCAAAATTGTCTTATAATCCATACTATACAGCACAGTATGAACTAAAACTACAAAGCATGATTGCCGTTGCTAGTAGTCAAGGACGTATTCTTAAACTATCCGACAAGGCTCAGTTTGAAGCAGTAGCACGAGATTACGCGATGACTCAATTCCGTGCAAAGATTAACGCATTTAATCGTGATATGAACTATCATGGATTAATTGATTACCTATTTGCATTCTTCCCTGCTGTAGTAGAGCAGTATCGTGCCTATGGACGTATTGCAATGGAACGACCAGAGTTTCCATTACAGATTTTTCAGATGAGTCAAATTCCAAATCGTCTTGGTCAGGTTCAAGAAGACCAATATGGCAATAAGTACACAGAAGTTGTATTACCTATCTTAGGAATTAATGCTCGCCTATCTACCGACTGGTGGAATGCAATTAACCCTACAGGTGGAACAGTACTTTCTGCTAGCCCATTTGCAACGGCCGCTTATAACGAAATTTCTAAGAGTAAGAAGTTACCTACTCGTATTCATGACTTGATTCTTCCATTTGGAACTCAGGCTAATTCAGCAGGTGCTCTTACTCCTAGCACAATTCGTCGTACAGTACAGGCTATCCAAGCAACCATCTTAAAAAATGGTGAGCAGTTTAACCGAGACATCGATATGTTTATGGCTATGAAGCGTAAAGACTTTAAGGACACCTATGGCGTAGAGCCATCTGGTACCGATATGTCTTTAATTCAAGAAGAATCAAAGAATGATGCTGTAACATTGTCAGTAGTTCGTGCTCTTGGTGCAGGAATCCTACCATCTCAACCACGTTACGTTAGCCCACTTGAAAAGTATGCTGACTTATTGGGTAAGTATACAAAAGAGTTTGGTGCAGAGGGAACTGAAAAGTTTACCAATGATTACCCAGAACTATACATGCTTGCAGATAAGTTAACGGACACTACATCTGGTATTCGTAGCGATGATACTGCAATTGCCTTAGTTCGAAAGAATGGCAAGACCATCTCTAAGATGGTTGCCAATATTGACAAGGGTAACTTACGTGTACTTGGTTCAGTATTTAATGATGATGACTATGCATTTTCTAGTTCTGCTAGAGCATATCTAACGACTAATAATATTCCAGGTCTTGGCAAGCGATTCCAAACAGAAGCAGATGCATTAGATGTTGCAACTGGCTCTACAGTGAATCAAGGTTGGCGTGAGTGGAACAAATTAATCAAGGTAGTTAAGCAGACTATTACCGATGATGGTAAGAATCCAAATGTTGGATATGGTAAGAAGATTCTTGATATGTATAAAAAGAACTTTGAAGACCAAATGAAGACAGATAACAACCTTTGGTGGAATGACAAGAATGGCAAGAACTTTTCAAGCGCTAAAAATAATACTATTGACGTATTAACTATAGCCGCAAATACACCAGAACTATGGAAAGATTTGGCTAAACAGCCACGTTGGCACAGTATCGTTGATTACTTAAACTTCCGTTATCATGTAAAAGAAGAACTAGAAAGACGTGGTTCTGCAATTACTTCTGATAAGGCAGTAGATATTCGCCAACAAGTAGATGTTTATGTAGCCAATCTAATGGCTAAAGACATTAACTTTGAGAATTTCTATAATAGATATCTTGATGGAGATACATTTGACTATGTATACGAGGAAGTTGTTAAGGGGAAAATCAAGTGAGTATGACAAATCCGCAAGTAGGTCCTAACAAGTTTAAGCCTACGAAAGCACCAACACCACAGGTAACCCCTAAACCAACACCAACTCCAACACCTTCATCTAGCGGCTCTACACTGCTTGATAAAATTAACAAAAGTCTTGGTGATAAAGGAATTAAAGTTCCTTCTACAGTTGGATTTGAAGCAGTCTCATTAATTGATTCTATTTCTCAAGATAAAACCAGAGCAGCCCTTATTGGTAAGATGCTTAGGGCTAGAGGTAAGACTGTAAGTGCATCTGCGGAAGCAATCAAGAATCTTTTTATCAGCGAGCCAGAATTGGCAACTATCGCTGGTCAGGCTGGGGATGACTATAATAAATTAATTTCTTTACTTAGCGAAGATTTTATTCCAGAACTTGGTAAGAAAGAAGCAGCACCAGCATTTACTGGTCCTTCACGTAATATCTACAAGTATACCGATGCTGACATTGATTTGCTCATCAAAAGTGTATATCAAGAAAAGGCCATGCGTCTTCCAACTGCGGAAGAACTTGCTAAAGAACGTGCAAAAGTGCGACCAGAACTTGAAAAAGGAACCGTTTCTACAACTAAGTTTGTAAAGAACGCTAAAGGTGTAATGGAGCAGGTTACCGTTCAAGAGGGTGGACCAACTAAAGAAGCAGTTGCTACAAGTATTGAAGAGCGACTTAAGCAAACAAATCCAGATGACATTGACCGTACAGCACGTATTGGTTTCTCTGAATGGATATCACAGAATGCAGCAGGTGCGTAATGGCAGACCCAACTGGCGTTGAAGCGGCAGCATCGTATGGTATCAGTGAGGCTTTACTAGCCGCACACCCAGAACTTAGAGCAGTATATGAACTGTTTAAGGCTGGCAACACTGGTGCAGCACTCGAGGCGCTATATAAGACCAATTATTATAAGACAATGTCTTCTACTGTTAAAGCACGTGAAAAGCAAAAACTAGAGCAACCAGTAGTCTATGCTGACAGTGTAGAAAAGTATAAGATTGCAGCAAGAAAGCGTCTAGTTACCTCTGGCATTAAAATTGATACAGCAACATTTGACAGCCTTGTAAATAATGCATATGCCAAGAACATGACAGATGACCAATTAGACCAGGCTATTGCAACCTCGGGCAAAATTACTGGCTTTGGTGGTAATATTCTTGGGGATACAACAACCCTTAAGACCTATGCAGCATCGTACGGTGTAAATAGTCTTCTTAATGATGCCTACTGGACAAGTAAGCAAAATGCATTATTTCAAGGAACTATTACAACAGATGATATTCAAAAAGAAATCCGAGACCTGTCAGCAAGTGCATTTCCAGCATACGCTGATGGAATTGCTAATGGTTTAAGCATAGCATCTCAAGCATCAAATATTACTACATCTTATGCAACATTCTTGGAAGTTGACCCAGAGACAGTTGATTTTAACAACCCTACTGTTCGTAAGATTGCACAGTATGTTGACCCAGTAACTGGCAAGCCAGCAAGAATGCCACAATGGATGGTTGAGAAAACAATTAAAAGCGACCCAGCATGGGGCTTTACAAAGAATGGCCAAAAGGCTGTTGATGATTTAACACTTAAAGTTTCAAATGACTTTTTTGGAGGAGCACGATAATGGCAGTCGCAGACCCAAAGAGTCCTAATACAGCAGTACGCGTTGAAAAAGGCGACACACTTAGTGCTATTGCTAAAGCCAATGGTTTAACCCTATCTGAAATTAGAGCGCTTAATCCAGTACTTATGTCTAACCCTAAGTATGACAATGGTAATATGATTTTTAGTAATACTAAAATTAATATTGCTCCACCTACTACATCTTCATCATCTAGTGGTGGTACAAATGATTCAGCAAATGCAGCGCGTTTAGCAGCAGAGGCTGCAGCAGCAGCCGCAGCAGCGCAAGCAAAAGCCGCAGCAGATGCAGCCGCAAAAGCAGCGGCGGATGCAGCAGCAAAGGCAGCAGCAGATAAAGCAGCAGCAGATGCTGCAGCAGCAGCGGCAAAGACTCAAGCAGAAAGAGATGCAGCAGCAGCGGCACAAGCCGCAGCAGCAGAAGCAGCAAGATTAGCAGCACTTGCAGCAGCAAATGCTGGTACTGGTGTTAGTGGAGTTTATTCTGGGACTGGAAATATTAATACTTCTGTAACACAAGCAACACCAACTGCTGCCCAAACAGCAGCATTAGTTGCTGGAGCAACAACTCTTAGCGCAGCAGATAAAGCAAGACTAGATGCTATTGAAGTAATGAAGGCTAGATTTAAGAGATATGGACTTGAGACTTTAGTTGAAAAGATTCGTCAGTTGGCTATTGAAGGTGCAACTGAATCAACAATTACATTACAATTACAAGAGACACCTGAATATCAAGCACGCTTTAAGGCTAATGCAGTCAGACTAAAAAATAACTTAACAGTCCTTGAGCCAGCAGAGTATCTTGCGGTTGAAGATTCATATCGTCAGACACTTCGTGCCTACGGATTAAAGCAGTTTGATACAGATGAATATGTTAGCCAGTTTATTGCTAACGATGTATCACCAACAGAACTTTCTAATCGTGTTCAACTGGCTGTTCAACGTGTACAGAATGCAGACCCAGCGATTAGCAAGACCCTCCGTGATTACTACGGAATTGGTCAAGCAGACTTGGTTGCGTACACACTGGACCCAGCAACACAGTTTAAGAAGATTGAACGTCAAGTACAAGCAGCAGAGATTGGCACAGCAGCAAGACTGCAGGGCCTTGAGACTGGTGTTGGTGTAGCAGAACAACTTGCTGCACAAGGCGTTACTCAAGCAGAAGCCCAAAAGGGTTATGCAACAATTGCAGATATTCTCCCAACCGCAGAGAAGTTAAGTGCCATTTATGGTACAACTCTTGAAGGTTACGGACAATCTGAGGCAGAGCAAGAAGTATTTAATACTCTAGCATCTGCACAACGAGCACGTCAAAAATTGACTGCCCGTGAAGTCGCACAGTTCGGTGGAAGTTCTGGTCTTGCAAAGACAGCACTTTCTACTGGAAGCGGCCAAATATAGAATCCTGAACGGACCCATCGGCCCCGTCAGCGTATTAGACCGATAGCAAGAGCCAATCTGTTTCCCCGAATAGAATCTGTGGCTTGCGAACTACAACGAATAGAAGGGTGGGTTGCTATGAGCAACAACTACTGGGATGAAGAAGACGATAACGATGATGTTATCACAGGTAACGAAACTGAAAACGACTTGCAAAAGAAGTTAAGAAAGAAGATTCGTGCCGATGAAAAGCGCATCAAAGAACTCGAAGAAAAACTTGGTTCTTTTACCAAGATTGACAAAGAGCGAACCGTCAAAGAAGTCCTAGAAAAACAAGGTGTAAATGCTAAGGCTGCAAGACTAATCCTCAAAGATTTAGACGACGTTAACGAAGAGTCAGTTAATACCTGGCTTGAAGAAAACGGCGACCTCTTTGGTTATAGTCCAGCCGAAGGTTCACCTGCAATCAGTGAAGAAAACCGTGCTGCTATACGTAAGCAGGACAATCTCACTGCAGGTGCTTTAACACCTGACAGAGCAGAAGATATGGAAATGAGAATCGACCAAGCGCAAAGCGCGGAAGAACTCCAACGTATTCTCTACTCACAATAAATCATAGTTTCTACATTACCTTGGAGGTAATAACTTGGCTACAAACTTTACATCGACGGACTCAGCGTCCCTCGGAGGTACCGCTGGTAGCGCAGGTCTAGTACAGAAGGCGTACGATAAATTTATCGAATTCGCTCTTCGTGACGAACCCCTAATTCGTACAGTCGCAGACAAGCGCCCAGTATCCCCAACCAACAACGGTAACGTTGTTGTTCTACAGAAGTATGCAGACCTCTCTAACGCTACAACAGCGCTAACAGAGTCTACAGACATCGACGGCGTAACAATTGCAACACCTACATCTGTGACTATCACAATGCAGGAGTTCGGTAACGCTACAACTAATACTCGCGCTCTTAAGTTATTCTCATTGAACGCAGTAGACCCAGACATCGTAACATTGATGGCTCGCAACCAGGCAGATTCAATCGACGCACTTGCTATGACAGCACTTCGCGGCGGTACAAACGTAATCTACTCAGGTTCAACAGCAACATCAACTGCTACAATTACAGCAGCAGCAACATTGTCAACAGCGAACATCGCTAAGGCAGTTGCTAAGTTGCGTGGTAACAAGGCATCAGGAAAGCGCGGCTCAGAATACTGGGCTGGCGTACACCCAGATGTTGCACATGACCTTATGCTTGAGGCTACCTCAGCAGG